GTTCATTGATGAAAATGGACGTTCGCTTACATTACCAGAGCTACGTGACTTAGAAATACAACTTGACGCAACAGGTTCAGCCCCTAGCACTACACCTGATTTTGGACTATAAATACATGAAAACGGAAATTTATGCTTGGTATTGTCATAAATAACTTAACAATTACAATACTTTAACAACTATGTGGCAGAGCCACAAAATGCTAACAAACTGGAGGTTACAGCATGAGCAATGAAATATTTGAGGGAATTGAATTGGAAGATGATGTAAAAAATACATTGTCAGAAAAGGTAAATCAGGCTATAAAAGAGAAATTAGACAACGAGACTAAAGGATTGAAGTCTAAGGTAGATGAATTATTAGGTGAGAAGAAGCGTGCGCAACAAGAGCGTGAGCAGGCTCAAGCCGAAGCAAAAGCCCAAGCCGAGAGTAAGGCGAAGGCAGAGAACGATTATAAACAGTTGTTCGAAGCGCAGAAGTCGGAAGCAGACACATTGCGCGGAACGATTGAAAAGATGAACGCTGATATTACGAAAAGTCGTATTATTGGAGAAGCAGGTAAAATAGCGAGTGGATTGACAAAAGACACTGGCAGAGCAGAATTGTTACAACAGCAGATCAGCCAGAGGTTGACTATTGTTGATGGCGAATTGAGGGTGACAGACCAGTCTGGTGCATTAACTGTATCTACGCTGGAAGATCTTACAGGATCTATAAAGTCGAATTATCCCTTTCTAGTTGACGGTTCACAATCGTCGGGTGGTAGTGCCACGAGGTCGCAAAGTAGTGCTGAGCGATTAAAAGTAGTAAGTCGTGACGATTTTAATGGTATGTCTCAAGGTCAGAGAGCACAGTACATTAAGTCAGGCGGCAAAATAACCAACGATTAATTTAACATAGGAGGCCGCAAATGGCTAACGTATTAACAAACTTGGCGGCTGACATATATAAGGCCGCAGACGTAGTAGGCAGAGAGCTAGTAGGCTTTATCCCTGCATCAACAATCAACGCAGACGGATCAGAGCGTGTTGCTAAAGGCGATACAGTTCGTGCATCTTTCACACGCGAAGCATCAGCCGTAGACGTAGCAGAGAGCATGACTATTCCTGAAGGAACAGACCAGACAGTAGACAGTAAAACACTTTCTATCTCTAAGTCTCGTGCAGTACAAATCCCTTACACTGGAGAAGATGTAAGACACCTTAACAATGGTATTGGCTTTGAAACTGTTTATGGTGATCAACTCGTACAAGCAATGAGAACATTGTCTAACGAGATTGAAGTAGACCTTGCAACAGAAGCATATCAGAACGCATCACGCGCATTTGGTACAGCAGGAACTACACCATTCGGTTCTAACTTTGGTGACGTAGCTGAAATACGTCAAATCTTGGTTGACAATGGTATGCCATCAAATGACGGACAGTGTTCACTTATAATGAACTCAGTTGCAGGTACAAACCTACGTCAGTTAGCTACACTACAAAGCGTTTCAGACGCAGGTTCTAGTGATTTGCTAAGACAAGGTGTATTACTTGACTTACAAGGTCTTGCAATGCGTGAGTCAGCACAAGTGCAGTCACACACCAAAGGTACTGGCACTAGCTATCTTGTAAACGATGCTTCTTCTGCTATTGGCGATACAACAATCGCGGCAGATGGTGGTTCAGGTACAATCCTTAAAGGTGACATCATTACTATTAATGGTGACAGCAATAAGTATTGCGTAAACACTGCACTATCAGGTGGCTCATTTGTTATCGGTCAAACTGGACTACGTTCAGCCGCCGCAGACAATGCCGCTATTACAGTCGGTAACTCATACACAGCAAACATTGCAATGCACAGACGTGCGTTAGAATTGGCTGTCAGAGCACCTGCTGTACCAGAAGGCGGAGACACCGCAGATGATGCTATCTTGGTACAAGACCCGCATTCAGGCATGGTATTCGAAGTACGTATGTACAAAGGATATCGCAAGGCAATGATCGAAGTTGCCGTTGCTTGGGGTGTAAAAGCTTGGAAGCCAGACTTCATAGCAACACTACTCGGTTAGACGAGACTGATGACAGGGGGCGGCATCTGCCGTCCCTTTACTCACACATAACATAGCGAGGTAAATAAAATGGCATTTAAGAAGAAACCCGCAAAGAAGATTGCCAAGCCGAAAGTGGCTAAAACAGTTAAAATGGTACGCAAAGACGGCAAGACCGCAGACGTACACCCCACAGAAGTAGAAAACTATCGCTCAGGCGGATACGAAAAGGCTTAAACAATGACACTAATTGTTGAAGATGGAAGTCGCGTTGCAGGTGCTAATACATATGTTAGCCTAGCAGAGTTTAAGGCTTGGGCAGATGCAAGGTTAATCACGTATAGTAGTGACAGTCATGTCAACTCATATATTTTACGTGCAATGGATTACATAGAGGACTTGAGCTTTATAGGCTTTAAGGAAACAGAAACACAATCATTACAGTGGCCTAGAGTTAATGTAGTTATTGATGGCTTTGGACTAGATGCTAGTACAATACCAGACGAACTAAAGGTTGCAGTATATGAGGCCGTTAAAACAGTTATTGATGGTGATAGTAAGCAAGACCCAATTGACAGACAAGTTGTTAGTGAAAGTGTTGATGTGATATCTATTACTTATAAAGATACAGCAGGGCAACAAAGACAGACACCTGCATTAACAAGAGCTTTGAGAAAGTTAGTACAGTCACCTAACACAGTAATGCGTGCATAATTATGGCTCATGCAGGTTATAACTATTCGCCAATCACTAAGTCAGCAGAAGCACTCATTACTAGATTTGGTGAGGAGTTTACGTTTACTCGTACAACTGATGGTGCATACAATCCTGCTACGGGTGCAAAGGCACAAACAACAAGTACGTTCAAGAAGTATGCTTGTGTATTTGACTACAACAATACAGATCGTGCAGGTGAGACAGTAACGGAGAACGACAGACGTATGTTAGTTGAGGGGCATGACTTTCATGTAGGAGATACGGTAGTTATAGGTTCTGATACTTTTAAGGTAATTAACATTAGTGAAATAAGACCAAATGGCAGTGATGTCGTTGCGGCCAACTTGCAGGTACGTAAGTAATGGCACGTAAGGGATTTGATAGTATAAAAGAAACACTGGATATATATAGAGGATTGCCAGTTAAAGTGTTACGCAAAACGGCAAAACAAATTGGATTAGAAATAGTTGATATATCACCAGTAGGTAATCCTGCATTGTGGAAGAACCCCGCACCTAAAAATTATAAAGCAGGACATTTTGTAAAGAATTGGCAAGCAACTATAGGTAGCCCTGCAACTAATGAATTAGCAGGACAAGATAAAGGTAAACGAAGAACTAAACGTGCAGTTAAAAGAGTAGCTGAGAAATGGAACGGCGAAAACAGTTTCTATTTAACAAACAATGCACCTTATGCAACTGCATTAGAGAATGGTCATTCAAAGATACAAGCACCAAGAGGCATGGTCAGAATTACGGCTACTAAGTACAGAGCTATACTTAATCAATCAATGGCTGAAGCTAGGAAAGAATCAGGGTTATGAGTACGTTTTTTAACGATATGCAAGCCGCATTAGATACGCAACTAAGCACACTATCAGGTGGATATGATATTGCTTGGCCTAATATAACATACGAGCCAGTTGGTAATGCTACATATTTGCGTGCTAACTTTCTGCCATCAGATACATTACAAGTAAGTTTAGGTGATAATGGTAAAGACGAAACACAAGCAATATATCAAATAGATGTAGTCAGTCCAAGAGGTTCTGGCAGATCAACATTGACAGACACTATAGCAGACCACTTTAAACGTGGAACAGTGCTAAATTATAATAATTTGAAATTGCGCATAAGGTCGGTTAGTATCGGCCCTGCAATAAACGACGGGGCATGGTTTTTCGTTCCTGTTTCCGTAAATATAAACACATACACAGGAGCAAGAGTATGACCATAGCAAACGGAGCACAGCACAGCATTGCATATATTGCTGAAACAACATATGGAACAACACCAACAACACCTAGTTTTAAACCTTTTGGCAATACAGGTACTACACTCGGAATTACTAAAGATGGTGTAGAGAGTGAGAAATTACGTGGTGACAGACAAGTTGAAGATTTTAGGCATGGTAACAAGTCAGTTAGCGGTGATGTAACAGCAGAACTCGAGTATGAAGCTTTTGACGATATATTAGAAGCAGTATTATGCGGAACATGGGCGGCAGACGTACTAAAAGCAGGTACTACACGACGTTCATTTACTATAGAACGTAAATTTGCCGATTTAACTGCACCAGAGTGGCACAGAAATACAGGTTGTGAATTTAATACCTTAAGCTTGACAGTAGCACCTAACGCAATGGTTGAAGCAACCTTTGGTGTTGTAGGTAAAAACCTATCTATAGGCACATCAGCAATAACAGGTTCAAGCTATGCCGCAGACAGCACAAACAAACCATTTGATAGTTTTACAGGTTCAATACAAGAAGGTGGTTCAGCAATCGCAACGGTCACTTCTATTGAAATGAGCTTAGAGAACGGCATAGAGCCATTGTTTGCTGTTGGTAGCCAAACTACACAACGACCATCTATCGGTAAGTCACGACTAACTGGTACGCTAACAACATACTTTGAGGACAAAACATTATATGAGAAGTTCTTAAACGAAACTGAGTCAAGCATACAATTAGTGTTAACAGACTTAGACGGCAACTCTTATACAATCGACTTGCCGCGTGTTAAGTACAATAGTGGTCAGCCAGATGTATCAGGCGAAGGCGCTATTACAATCGGTATGGAATTTGTAGCGTTATATGACACTACAGATACTTCACAGATTAAAATAACAAGGGCTGATGCATAATGGAGTTTAACAAACTAGCGACAGCAAAACATCACGATAATGGGGCTGAGTGTAATATACTCGACCCCATAAGTGGTGAGCCAACAGACTTCTTTATTAAAATATGCGGTGCGGATTCAAAAGTATGGCGTAAAGAGAAGAAGATGCAAACTCGTACATTGTTGAATATACGAGCTAAAAGCAAAGACGAAGATTTTGACTACGAAGAACATGGCGTAGACTTTGAGGCTATGGATATTGAGTCACTATCTAATGCAACTATTGACTGGCGTGGATTAGTTGACAATGGCAAAGAGGTAAAATGCACTAAAGAAAATGCTATTGATCTATACGAAAACTCGCCAAGTGTAGTTAGGCAGTTGATTGAGTTCTTAGGCAATGGTGAAAATTTTATGACCGACTAATTGATGATTTTATATATTTTGGTCGATGGGTAAATTACATACACAGTAAACCAAAAGGGTCAGAGATTAGTCGATATGAAACATATAAGCAGGTAGAGAAAAGTACAGGTAAGACACCAAAAGACTTGTTGTATTCACCTGTATTGCGCGAAGAATTAGTAGATTTATGGAAGTTATTTTGTGAATTGCCAGAATACAGTTATAGTGAGCTAGAAGCATACGGAAGATTAACAGGAATTACATTAAGCCCTTGGGAAGTTGATGCAATAATAAAGCTAAACAAGTACAGAGGTGAGGAATTAAACAAATGGCCACCGAAAAAACATCGCTAGAGGTTGAAGTTAAGCCGAAGGGCATAAATAAAACTGAAAAAGAGTTAGATAAACTTGCAAAGACAACAGAAAAGGTTGGCAAGAAACAAACTAAGACTAAGAAAACTAGTAGTGCATTAGAAAAACAACTAAAAGCACTTAAAGCTGAAGTAAAAGCACTTAAAAATGAACAAAAAGCAGGACTTAATACTACTGAGAGAGCAAACAGACACGCAGGTGATTTAGGCCAAAAATCAGGTTTAGCCGCTATACAAGTCGAACAATTAGTTGGACAGATAGCGGGTGGACAAAACCCTATGCGTGCTTTTGGACAACAATCAGCAGATATTGGTTTTGTACTTGGGCAACCAATGTTAGGCGCTATATTAGGTGTAAGTGCCGCTCTTACCTCATTACTAATACCTGT